TATCTCGATCTTCTTTCATTTGTAGTTTGTCTGCAAGTGCTTGGCTTTTAAAAACTAAATGCGTTTCAGCTAAACGATAGCCATTCTTAAATCCTGTCTTATAAATAAGAAGTTCTCTTCCTGTTAGTTCCCTATACATTGGAGCTTTCATTGCTTGTTTTAATTGTGTAAGTGTTTTCATTTGCGTAGCATCCCCTCTGTTGTTTGCACAACCTTTTGTTTTTTTTTCTTGTTGATTATTTCTAAGTGCATAGTACCCTTTCAGTTGTTGCCAACTTTTGTTGTTGTTTTAACTTATCTAATTAATGACTATCTATTTGCCATTAACTGCTCTCTGCACTCAGTAACTTTTAAATATAAGCTATAACTTTCAGCTTTTAATTTATTAGCTTTCTGTACTGTTTGGACATACTGTTCACTTTTCTTTTGTTGTTTGTCCATCAGTTTCTGCAGACGCTTTCTGATTTCCATCAGCATCCTCCTTCACTTTTGTGTGATCCCATTTAATTTCGTTGACCACTACTTCTACCAGCTTTCCCTCATTTGAGGGGTCGGCAGCTTTCTCAACGGAATCAAACTTTTCTACATATTTAAAGTTTGCATCTCCGTACCTTGTTCTTATATAAGATTTAACCCTTTTGTCAATCATAGTCCCTTTCGATTGCCATATCGATATAATGTTTTGCTTTGAGTAAATCTTCTTTCTGACCCTTCTGCTTGTGTCTGCATAGATACTTAATAGCATTTCCTTCAGCAAAGGGAAGATTGTTTTTATTAATAAATTCTGATGGTTGTATCGTCATTGAACTGTAATGACTTCCGCCTACTTGCTTTTTATATACATTATCTGTCATAAATTTGGAGTCTGTGGCAAGGGAAAACAACGTAAAGAAGTCAAGGGTGATGACTAAAACCTCGCCACAAACTTTAGAGCCTAAGCTCTATCTTCTGTAATTACCATAAGTTCCAGTTTTTTGGTAGGGTTTTTTATACCCACCCATTGCTGGTTGTCCACTTCCACCTGTTGATGATTTGCTTACATCGTTAGGTTTTAGTTGTACATTTATACCACCTGTGGCTTCTCCATCATCTGTTCTAGAACCAAAACCTGCTTGACTAAACCAACCATTGGCTTCTTGAGGGATATTAACACCTACAGTCCAGTTTTTGTCAGGTCTATCTTCATTCTTAGGTGCAACGAAAAGAGGAGTGTTATCTCCTTGTTCTTTTTTCATTTTCATTATATCTAAAATGGTTTGTTTTAAAACAGGATGGTTCGCAACAAGTCTTATGTTTATATTACTCATTATGTTCTCCTATTAAGTTCATCCCCTTTTGTCTCTAACAGATCACTTATTTCTGTGTACAAAACAGGACTTTTATTTTTAAGTGCAGTTTCAAGATAAGGATCAACTTTTTTTTTGACCCTTCTGTATTCATAAATGTTTTTACATCCTTGAATATCAGACATGATTTCTTGCACATCTTTGTTTACATGAGTAGCTTGGCTACCATGTTTCGTACCACTACTCTGTGGAATTTTGTTAGCTTGAAAAGGTTTGGCATTATAACCATCTTCTAAATCTAAACCTGTTTTCAAATGTAATGCGTTTAAGTAAGCATACTTCTTGGCATAGCTCATACCATTACCTGTACCAAACTTATCCAGGTTTCCCATAGCACTACAACCAGATACTTCTACAAATTGTTTAGGATCTTCAACATCGTGTATCTTCATGTTGCAAGTCACCAATATAAAACTATCTGTCATTTGATTTTCGTATGTACAAACAGGATATAAGCCATTGTTTAACAAGGCTTCCATTGCCACCTTTTGTACTTCGTCATGTAGTAAAGGGTTGAAGTGCATACCTTGTACCTTTTTACCTTTGGCTACACCACCTGCTTCACAGGCAGCTTTGTGTAATTTTTGATATATGTTTATCTTCATGCGTCTATTCTCCATAGTTGTTTAATTGTTTTACGTTGTTTGTCTGTTAAGTATTTATAATGGAAGTAATGATTTAAGTCAGGTGGCTCTGAAATGTCAGCTAACTTTTGCAGATCACCCTTACAATAGATAATCATTTGTTCCCAGTTATAAATTTTGTTTACCATTAGATTGTATTGGTATTCTAAATGGTCATCATACAATGCTGCGTGAGTATCATCGTAGATTAAATATTCTTTATCATTAACTAAAACTAAAAAAGGTTTCTTGCCTGTACACTTCCAATAGAAAGCTACTTGCTTCCAATAGTCAGGGAACACAGCATCATCGTTAAGTGTTTGTGTTTTAAAATAATATTCATCTTTACCTTTTTTCTTTACGATACTAGGTGGCTTGGTTTTAAGTTCTATGAATACATTGTCAGTCTCATAATCAATACGACCTATGATGTCGTGTAATAATTTCTTAGGTTTGTTCATGACATAGCGTTCAGAGGTAATCTTATTTTTGCCACAAAGTTCCTTGACCACCTTTCTTGTTTGATCAATGGTCCTGTGTGCATACTCAATCATGTGTTCTCTTGCGTAAGCATCTTTATGATCGACAGGATCATACTTATTAATATCATTTAACTCCTTGCCAAACACTTCATCATAATTTCTGTTTTTTAAAGTGATAATTTTATCTTTCCAATACAAAGTTTGACATTCCATTCTTTGAGCTGTGTTGTTTACGAGGTTTCCAAATCTAGGTTTGTATTGCATAGGAAACATATCTCTTTCATTCTTATCGTGATGACCATAGTTCATATTAAATTTAGCTAGTGGCATACTAGAGCTAGAAGGAGACCAATGATCTAAGCCTTTACCATTATTTAATGTATCGAAATATTTTTTATCACTCATTGTTTTCAATGATGTTATGTCATATCTTTTCCACTATGGCAATAGTAAATAAACCTTGATTGTGCATAACTTTTTTGGTAATGATTGCACTTCAGAAAGGAAACAACATGAAACTAAAAGACTATCGTACAAAAAATAAATTAAGCTGTTCAGAGTTAGCAAGAAAAATAGGTGTTCATAATATAAATCCAGCGACAAATATTTGGAGGTGGGAGAATGGACAAAGAATACCTCGTAAAGAAGAAATGAAAAAGATTTACATAGGTACAGAGAAACAAGTACAACCCAATGACTTCTATGATCTCAAAATATAAAAGAGTTAAAATTACTTGGTTTGATATTTGTTCTAGCGATGAAGCATGGACACATCAATCAGAAATATTAGATCACGATGTAGCAACTTGTACTGATGTCGGCTACATCTATAAAAAAACTAAAACCAAACTATGGCTCTTTACTTCTTACTCAGAAGATGAAGATGGTTTATCTGTGGGTGGTGTCACTTGCTTTCCTATGGGATGTATTAAAAAAATAGAAGTATTAAAATGACAGACATCTATATGTTTGACGATGCTGATATAAAAGACAAGGTTAAAGAGTTAAAGAAAGAATTAAAACAATTAAGGCAAGAAAAAGACAGAGGTCAGCTTGATCTTACTAAAGTTATTGAGATGCAAGAAAAAGAGATTGACATATTAAAAGGTCAGATTGACATTAAAGAATTAGAGATTGAGATGTTAAAAAAAAAGCATGAGTTATAATCCACTACCTATTTTCTGCACCATCAAACCTAGTTTCATTAATGGTCTAGGTCTATTTGCTACTAGAGAGATAAGAAAAGATACTGAGCTAGGTATCTCACACATTGAAGTTGATGATACTTTGTACAGAACTGCGTTAGGGGGTTTTATTAATCATGCCGAACAATCTAATTGTGTAAGAGTAAAAGTAAATAATAAATGGTACTTGAAAACAACGGAAGATATTATGCCAGAACAAGAACTCACACTAACTTATAGTTTGTATAAACCTTAATGGCTAGGTGGACATATGCTTTTAGTAATGGTGGCTATAATGATTGGCATAGGCAATACGAGGGTATAGCAATGATAGATGTGGATAGTGTTGAGTGTTGTCCCCAATGCAACGAACCTTTGGCTATGATCGAGACTTGCTATGATAAAGGACAGAAATATAAGTCTACTACCCTCTTAAAAACCCTTGCTAGTCGGCTTCAGATACCTAGTTTTTT